TGCTGCTCCTCCAACAGATGTGCCAGCAGGAATAGCGAATGATTTAGTAGTAACAAACTGGTTAGCACCAGCATTGTTTGTTATTTGAACTTTGAGGTATAAAGGATTGTTTACTCCATAACTATTAGCTGATACGGCGATAGCGGGGCAAGACCCCATGGGAACTAAGGCACTAGCGTCACTTGCTGTATCACTATCCAAAGCCCGTACAAAGTAAAGCTGATTACAGGTTTCAAGAATCTCCAATGCTCCTTCAATGGCCTGCCCAGGAATAGATTCCGATGGCTCACCAAAATTTTGAATTAATGATTCTTGGCTTGTAATAAGAGTAGCCTTATTAGGCTTCCCTTTGCTTGCGAAACCCACCAACCCTACTACTGTAGGGTTTACTGCTGGCGTGTAATCACTTAAATCTTTCTCAATTACATATACACCTGGACTAACGAAATTTACCATAATTTATCTCCTAAGCATTTCTAACTTTAAGTATTCTTCTTTCAGTAAGATTTTTAATCTGACCACTTAAGTAAGAGGCAGGGACCACAATTGTTTCTTTTGGCATCAACCAAACTCTCTTTGATCCCCTATCTGTATCTAAATACAACTCTAATCGTTGCAAAGCTTCATTTCTAATTGTTTTCATAAAAGATACCTCTATGATTATATAGAACGTCTGTCTTGGATTTTTGGAAAAATATTATCTAATAAACGTCTGCTTCTATATTTAATTTCTCAATCTTACCCGTAGATGTTATAAGATACTTCGGACTTTTAATATACGTTTCAACAGAAGCTGTAAAACTTTTACGAAGAACCCTATCTTCCCTATCTGCTAGGGAGAAACTGTAATTATTTGTCTCAGCCTCTAAAAACACCTGACTATTTTTGCTAAAGTTAGTGTTTAAAGTTATAGATGGATTAAAAGACGAGCGTATTTTTTGCGATAGCTGGTCCAAATCTTCCATGTACTTTGCCCAAACATTAATATTGTATTGTATAGTTACTGGAACATCACAAAGACTTACAACCCTTAAAGCCTTCTGCTTCTCATCATCCCAGTAAGAGCTTTGGATTAAATTTGAAGCGTTTCTCCTTCTTGCGGGTGCTTCAACAATTACATCCTGTGAAATAGTAATTAAAGGTAAAACAATATTGTCTTCCGAATTAAGCTTGGCTATTGTTCTTTCTGGGTTACCATATCTACACTTAACTTCAACAGCTTCTTGCTCATGGTTCAAATAGTAAAGTCCATTAAATCTACTTAATAAAAATCTAACGATTTCTTTATAAGCATTAACGGGCAAAGTGCTCTTCTTCTCAATCTGCCTAATTATGTTTAAAGTCCAATCCAGAACCGAAACCTGGGAAGCTTCCGACTCTGGAAAAGAGGAGGCAGTATATGTTGTTTCTGTATGATTTGTTAACATTCTAATTGCAGGGGTTCCTGGGTCAATGGGGCTTGCAGACATGGTATTACTCTAAGTCGTAGTATTCGCCAACACCTTCACTCTTTTTAGTAAGTATCTCATCTACAGTAGCAGTGTCATCACGAAGGAGTTTAGCAGTACAAACAATATGGTAAACACCATACAGTTGAAAGCTGTCTTCTTGGGTTTCAAATATTTCGTATTTCTGATTTTGAAATTTAGGCTTTATTATATCGCCAGCTTGAGGACTTCTTGATAATTTTTGCGTGATGTAAGATTTATTGAATATAAAAATTTGATCATTTGTAAGCTCTAAGCCAAACTCATTTAAGTTTTGTTCCATAGGCTTAGGCTCATAATGTCCGTGAACTAAAATAGGTTCCGCTGCTATTGCCTTTGATCTCTCTTCTAAGTAAACTTCATCATATTCTTGAGATCTGAAGTACTTATAGAACAGCAGTTCTGATCCTGAGATTCTTATTAATTCATCATCAACAAGATTAAATAGATTAAGATCAGCACTTTCAGGATCAAAGAATGAAAGCTCACTTTTTCCCTCCAACTCAGGGATAGCAGGCATCTGTGTTGATACCTTGTATAAATCTTTACCCTTGCTCATTAGAATGTACTAAAAGCAGGGGGTTCTTCTATTTCCATAAGAAGTTCTTGAACTAATGCCTCTTTTTCTTGCGTACTTTCCTGTAAAAGTTGTGCCCCATTCAAGGATGCTCCCCCAGCAGGGGAGGGAACAGAGGCGAATTTACCTCGTATTTGTCCCAAAACTCCTTTAGCTACAGCCAAGGCATACTTCTGAGCCCAATTTACATATGCAGGTTGTATAGTATTAGAATCCATTGCTCTATATTCTAGAATAACAGATTCTGGGGTCATCACTGGAGAAGGGTAGATCTGTATGTATTTTCCACCAACAATATTAAATCCACCGTCTGCACTTAATATCTTCCTGTACATCTCTAAGTTCTGTTGCATCTGATAGAACTCACCTACATTCATATTTCCAAATAAGAAGTTATCTTGAAAGTATTTTAAGAAAAAGTCAAATTCTAGAGTACCAGCAGCGGCTTGAATAGTTAAAAGATTTTTTCTGTAGTTAACATTTTCTAAATTATGCAGAATATAAAGAGGTAGTTCATAGATATTCTGCCCAGCAGAGGCATCAAAAGAAGCGTATTGAAGAGTCCATAGTGGGGCATGATAGTTAAGTTTATTAATAGCTTCTTGAACACAAGTCTTTAATTGGAAGGTGGTTAGCTCTACTCTAACAACAGGAAAGCCAAGCATTCCCAAAATGTAATCTTTAATAATTGTTTCAAATCCCGTAAACTCAGTTGCGTCCTCTAGCCTAAGACGATTAAGTGAGGGAGTATCTATCTCTCCTGGAGGAGCATACTCAGTGAGCTTATCCCCACCATAAACTCCAAAGCTTGCCCCATAACCATTGACAATAGGTTTTGGGATTGCGGGGTGATTATTTGGCTGGTTTTCCATATGATTTATCCGTAGTTACTTTTTTGTAATGGGGATCGCTCTTCTTATTTAGTGGAATTAAGTAGTTATTATCTATTACTACATTAGATTCAATAATCTGTTTTGGTCGAATTTCTAAAATTTTATCCCCTATAGTAGTTAGCATTCGAAACTTACATTTGCTTTGATATTTATACATTTAATATTTTAAAAGAAAAAAAGAAAGGAGGCGAGGATTAATCCTCACCCCCTTTTTTTATTTGTGATTTAAGCTAACTTAAACCCAAGCGTTATTCTTCACCTGATAGAATGGTGTGAATAAGTAGTTAGCAGTGGGGCCAACAAGTCTAATGATTCTGTAGAATCTAGATGATGGAGACACAGCAGCTTTGCCATAACGAGTCATGATACCTTTACGAGGCTGGAAAGTCTCAGGATCAGTGATTGTTGGTGTTTGCTGGAGTGGGATGTAGGGGCAGTAAACATAGCCCGAATCCATCGCATTAGAGCCCTTATAACCAACAAGGATTTCGTCCTCAGGGTACATGGGATCAATATACAGATCAAATTGACCAGCAAGCTTGCCTCGATACTCTACCTTAGCACCACTCATGTTAGTGGGACCGTCTGATCTCTCAATGCCGCCTTCCATCTTAGCTGCTGCGTGAAGCATTGCGGCTACAGTAGGTGAGGTGACGATAAAGTTACCAGGACCACGTAAAGTAGTCTTGTAGATATCAGTGGCTACTCGTTGGCAAAGTGCCATTAAGTTAGCGTAGACCTGACCAACATGCTGAGGAGCAAAATCAAGAGCAGATGATGAGAAGTCTAAAAGGAAGACGTTATCATAAACACTTGCAGCTTCGTTCTTGTCATAACGCTCACTAAAGTCGTAAAGGAAAGAACTAGCACCTTGGAAATCAGGGGCAAAGCCATCTTGGAAAGAAGGTGATGCCTTCTCTTGTGCTTGATCTAAAGCCTGGGCATCCCAAGCTCCAATACCGCCAGCACCACCAGCACGACCAACACCATAAGCAAGCATTCGAACATCCTCAATGATCTCACGGTCAATCTCAAGACGAAGTTCCTTACCGAGAAGATCGGTAAGCTCCTGCTCAAGATCAAGGTTGTGATAAGCCTTAAGGTCTTGTGAAGCTTCAAGAGTCCAAAGGGCTCTCATCTTACGGGTACGGGCTGCAACGGGCTGCTGCTCGATGTTGAAGAGCATTTCTGGAATACCAGAGCCTTCAAGACGCTCACCAGCAGAGACGTTGAATCCCATAAGGGCCGCAGGACCACCAGCAACACCAGTCGAAAGACGAGGAGTAGCTGATAAAGGCCATTCGGCAATTTGACCACCAACAGTGTTTCCTGGATCACCAGAAGAGTTGTTCATGATGTCACTAACATCAAAGTCCGCAGGCATGGCATCAAGATCAAAGTTTGCACCTTGGGCCATGATTGGGCCAGCAACCTGACCTCTATAAGTAAGGTTGAACTTACTGTAAACTAACTGTGTGTTTCCGTTATCTCTACGCGAGTTACCAAGGTAGAAAATTTGTGAAACGGGTCCCTGCATGGGCTGAACACCAACGATGTTGTTGGCAATTAGCTCAGGATAAACGCGACGAACAAGGGGGAATGCAAACTTCTGGAAAGTGCCTAGGCGACCAACAGTGTTAGTACCACCGATGTTATTTGCAACTGATTCCTGAAGTTGATCAGAGATAATTGCTTTTGCCTGGTTCTCAAGAAGCTGGGCAGTAACCCGTCTTGTGTAGTCGCTTTCAATTCCTTCCAATACAGGAGACCACTTTTCGATTGTATCATTGGCAACACTGCCATTAACATCAACATTCATAATTTAAATCTCCAATTATTTTTTAAAGGGCATAAAAGCCATCATATCTTCGTTGAGGAACTCATTAACTGCATGAGATTCAACTGGGTTTGTTTGTGTTACCTCTTCATCGACTTGCTCCGAGATAACGACTGCTCTTTCGCTACTAACAAAAGGCAGTTTAGCAGACTCTTCAAGATGAAGTACTTCTTCTTTAAGATCCTGTTTTTCTGACTCAAGAATATCTAATTTCTCAGATACGACTCTCAAGCTGTTTTCCATTTTAGAGAACTCTACTAAAGCTGAATTTAGCTCACGAACAAGAACTTCGTTCTCTTCTTGAACTTCTTCAAACTCTCTTCGAGTTTGAGCAACTGCGTTGTCATCATCAGAACTATTTAGTTCTAAAGACATTAGTGCTTTTAATGACTCAAAAATACGGGCATTCTTAAACGTATCATTCTCTTGCTCAAGTTCTGCGATTGCATGATCCTTGATTTCATCAATTTTCATACGAAGAAAGCCGTGAACTTTATTTTCTAAATCTTTTACTTTACTTTCTACCTCTTCTGAAATAACGTCCCCGACAAGAACTGCAATTTCGGAAACCGTCTCTTCGGTTAACCCCTCAGGGAGAAGCTGTGAAATATCATCAAATTTACTCATAATTAAACTCCGTGTCTATTAGTATTTACTATTGAAAAAAAAGTAGGTTACTTTTTTCTATTTTTTTTTACATGGTATCCTTATCTCTATGATCTTCGTAATCCTCTTTATCCTTACGCCGCTTTTTTCCTCGCTTTAGCCTAGCATCAAGGTTATGTTGGATAGCGCCCTGCTCAGTCCCTGTCGAGAAAACAGAACTCTTTAATCTTCTACGAAGCTTTTTTTCACCTGGTGTCGATAAAAGGCTGGCACTTTGTTGTTTTTTTCTTCTTCTAACCCTAATCCTTTTAAAAGGCAGCGGTATACCAGGCTCATCCTCTGGTCTTATATCCCACTTCATAGCCTTCTTTACTGCAAGTTCGGTTTTTGAGGGGGTGTTTTCAAGAATAAGTCTTAAGTTTTTAAAAAGGTTCATATCTTTTTCTGTAGTCTAAGCATCGCAGCGTCTCGCGCTGCGTCTGAATCTTTATCTATCTTTTTTTTTCTAGTTTTTCCTGCACCTTTAGCGGCGGCGTATAGGCTCTTTCTTGCGGAGTCTCTAGTGCTTTGTCTTTTTTTTTTACTCTCTGTCAATGCCATTCTAATAACATCAAACTCGTTTGTATCTTTAACACCTTCAGATAGCATAGAACGCAATGCTCCGTACCTATTTTCAACAACATCTTCGGGAGCAGTAACTGTGTCTGCATCAGAATATGTCCTACTCTTAGGAAGACGAGCCTTACCTGTATTAAATCCATAGAAATCTTCCCAATTTTTGAAAGGCTCTTCTGCGGTAGGTTTGGTCGCTTTTTTATTTGCTTTCTTCTGCAATTCTGGAATGGTCATTAGTTTAGCAGGAGCCTGGTTAAATTCACCCTTCTCTCTTAATTTATCTTTTAATATAGTAGTAAACACTTTTTCTTTGGCTGCTTTATCTAATGTATCTTTTACAATCTCCTCAACTAGATTTGATTGAGATGATTCACTTAATCCAGGAAACGCGCCTCTTGTGGATGGGTCTGCAACAAGATCAAAAGTAACAAGCTTAAAGTCTTCATTAACGGTCTTAGTTCCATCAGACTGCTCTGATAAAGTACCCATCCCTCTTGATGAGATACCTACTTTAACACCGCCTTCAACTAAAGCTTGGGCCACTTTACCAGAAGGAGTGTCTAAAAGTTCACACTCTCCGACAAGCTCATTGCCTTTAAAAGATAGCCCAGTAATCAAATGAGAAACATTACTTAGTTTTACAGAATTGTGAGAGGGGTGATCTAATTCTCCCATCAGCCTTCTTTCGGCCATAGCCTCTGTAATATTTGTAACTTCACGTTCTAACAACTTCTTAGAGTAAACTCTCCCGTTATTATTTTTCTCGTCACACCTCCCAAAAATACCTCTTAAGCGTCTAACGGTTTTGCCTGCGCGTTCTTCTGTTATTAATTCTGCATTTTCTACAATAAACGTGTCTGTTAAAATCATTTTTTATCCCTACCAACTTCGTTGGCTCTATCATCATACTTATCAAATTTTCGAGATCTTTGCTTCCCGTGTTTTTTCATGGTCCGAACTGCGTGACCTTTTATACTATCCCATTTAGAAGAAGGAGTTGCCGAACCAGGTGTGAACCCCTTTGCGATCCTTCCAGAGCTTTTCTTGCCCCATCCTGCATTGCTTGTAACATAAAGTCTCGCAGAGCCTTTAGTAGAAAAAATCTGTCCTGGATACCCACGACGAAGAGCAACCTTAATAGTAGGATAATTCTTAACCTTAGACTTTCTAGAAGTTACAGGCCCGTCTTTTAGAGTATGGTACGAACCACGCTCTTTAGGCCTGTCACTAGTAGTTGCTTTTCGCTCTAGAACTAAGTTTATTAAATCTGTCATCCTTTTTTTTCTTCTTTTTACTTTCTTTGGGAGCATTCATTGAAGCTCCAGGCCCTGTACCTATCATACCTACAGTGGTCATTTCAGTAACTAACTGCTCAAGCTCAAGAAGTTTTTCTTCATACTGCTCTAGAAGCTTTTTTTTATATAAAGCTTCTTCATCTACTCTACTGCTGGGTTGAGCTTTTTTCTTTACTGAAATATGGGCTTTGTTCCAGTTACCTTCAGAAAGAACTTGATTAGCAAAATCTTCTGTAACCTGAACCTCCGAAACATCAGGTGCATCGGGGGATTGAGGCGCAGCAAACTGGACAGTTTTACCAGTCTCAGCAAGCTTCTCAGATTCTTTAGCTAATAAGCTTTCAGCAAAATTAGCAATATCTAAGCCTTCCATCTTCAGGCTTCTTCCTCGTAGTCCTCTTCTTCCTCTTCGTCACCACTTTCAGAAAGAGTTTCGTAAGCAACGTCAAAGACCTCAAGCATATTTGTAGCATGCTCCATAAGATCTTCGTCTGCTAAGTTATCAAGAACAACCTGGAGGTCTGCAAGAGAAAAAGATACCTTCTCTTCTTCTGCGTCCTCGTCGGTACGATAGTCCTCTTCTCCATCTAAAGTTGTAGGCTCTTCGTACTCATTAGCAACACCGTCCGAGTAAGCCTCTACGTCTCCAATCTCACCATCATTAGGTGTTTTTTCAGAGCCGCTTAAAGGGGCATCATCTTCTTTTGCTTCTACAATTCTCTCTCCTACCTTGACACCTGCTTTAGCCCATAATGAGCTTTCAAGGATATCATCAACCACATCTTTATCTACACTTGTATTAAAATTCATATTTTTTCTCCAATAAATCTATCAATGAGGGAGAATACCCTCTTAATTATCTACCTAACCTAATTAATTTTTATAAGTTTTTTTTCTGTTTGTATACTTATGTTACTGTAAATGTTTGAGCGGGGAAAGTATTGTCCTGATTAGGCTCAACCAAATCAATATAAGTGTCTGCGAATATAGCGAAGTAATACGTGTCGGGGGCTCTCAACTCAACGTCTATCGTAAATTCACCAGAATAAGAACTATAAGGACCTATTTCTATCGTTTGCTCATCTACCTTAACTGCTCCAGGAACACCTTCAAGTGCTTGGAGTTCTGTTAGGTAATAAATACCTTCTCCTGCTTCTTTAGGGATTTCAAATAAGCCAACCGTAAAGGGTCCCGTCTCAGTATTCCCTATATTTCTTATGGTGTAAGCTCCCACAGTAACAGCCCCAGGCTCTGTTAATTCAGTATCAATACCCCCAGTCGTAACAAAAGTAATCATAGAAGCAGGGGTAAGAGTGAATGTGGATATTAGAACATCTGCTGCTGTAGTAACCACTATGTCTTCTGTTGCCCCTCCTTGATTGTTGGTAGTGATTGTCTCCGTAGGAAACCCTTCACCTGCAAATACATTGGTGCTTTCAGACGTAGTAGTAGCCGCGCAATGAGCACCACATCCTGGAGATCCGCAGCAGGGGTGCGGTAAAATAGAATCTCCAGGAAGGGAAACATTGTAGCCCTCTACAAAAACCGTCTGGCTTCCTGGTCCGATAATAAGACCAAGCGCAGCATCTACGTTAACCCTAGTGACACCCCTCCCATTTGCTCGAACAGTTGTGGATCCTGTGTTTGGATCACCGCAGGTTGCGGCATCACCTTCTCTTTCAACTCCAGCCATTATGGAGTGGCTACAGGCCCAGTTGGCCTCTCCTCTGGGGCTGTTACGGGGTCAGGTGCGGCAGCAGCGGTGGGTTGTTTAGTGAAAACAACTCCTCCAGTATCCTTAGGTAAAACATCGACAACAGTTTGTGGACGCACAGAAACTTCTTTTACTGAAACAAATTTCTCTTCATTAATAGCAGTGCTATCTGTTACCTTATTTACTCTAAGTTTATTATAAAAATTCTGAGTGCTTTCCTGGTCTAAGTTAAGACCTCTAAATTCAGAAGGAGATAACCTACTAAAAAGGTCATAAGATTTGATACTATCTCGCGTAGTTAAGGAAAACTCATCTTTAATTTCGTTAAGTTTTTTAAGAACCGCATTTGTAGGATGTAGCTTTCTTGGAACAATCTCAGCACCTGTTCGATATCTGTAACTATCTGTAAGTGCAGTAAAATTAATTGAATACTCCCGCGCTTCTTGGTAAATAACTCTTCCTATTCGGTCACCTTCAAAATTAATTCCGCCTGTTGTTGCTATACTTTCAGTTAAAAATCTATTATCCCGAAGGGCTTGGTCTGTATTCATTCTATTTGAAGTAAAGCCTAAAGATAAAGTTCTAGAAGAGAAGTTGTTCATTACAGATCTTGTTTGGGATTCTAAATTATCAGTTACATCCGTAGGAATAACTAGTAAATACCACGGCATTCTTCTAGCTAATATTATTTGATCCATATTAGTTAAATACTCTAGGCTAGGCTCATTGAACGTAACCTGTGCAGTTAAAGAGGACTCTAAATGATTAAAAATAATATCGTCATCTCTAATGTATACAGTTAAATAAGGAAAAGCTTTATGTTTTACATACTCATCTATCTCAGACGTAGATGTAATATAATTATAAGTTGCAGTGGTTTTTCTAACGCCTATTCCATCAGGAACACCATCCTCAATAGTTTTTTTATCTAAGGAAAGGAAATAATAATCTTGACGAACCCCTGTAGTATCAACGTCTAGTTCAATTAGGGAGCTATCAATAGAGGTACAGGTTAAATCCATATAAACGTCAGACCTTAATAATCGAGATGCAGTAGCAATATTAGCGGGAGAGAGGACCTTTGCTTTTTCTCTATCAGAATAAACAGTAAGCCTATTCTCTTTAGACAAAGTAATGGCTGTAAAGTAATCACCATCTTGCATAGTTAATTCGTGAGATCCACCTGTAGAATCATATACGGAAATTACTTCTGAGTTAGGAATATACAACGGTGTCTCTACCCCGTCAGCAGTCTTTAACTTTATATTTTTATTAAGATCTTCTGCCAAGCTCTTCCAATTTAGCATTCTATTTTTATTAGCTATATTTGGGTATGCATTTAAATCTAATGAGGCACTTTTATTTACCATAATATCAAAGGCTTTCTCTTGATTTACAGCAGTATGAGGAGAAAGAGGCACACTCACTCCCCGTGAAGTGCTTGCGAGTCGCAATACGTCTTCCTCAGAATACCTAGGAAGCTCGTTTGATATAATAGCAGTTTTAATGTTTGTTGCTATTTTATCTAAATAAGGAGAACCATCTATAGCAGTGACCTGGGTTAGACCTTTTAATGCTCTAGTCGATAAACTCCTTTTAACTTTATCATCCGTTAAGGCATTGTACGAAAAATCATTATAAAGAAAAGGCTTTGTATTAATACCGACAACATTTGCAACAACAAAATCTACTCCTTTTTGAGATAACACGCTTCGATTTGGGACTGAGCCTGTAACATAGTACTCATTTATATCATTATATGGAGTTATTATATTTTGTGCGGGGGTAACCGTGTTAAAAAAAGTAAAGTTAGGATCCCTCAATCCATCATAATACGAAGTGCTTAATCGCTGTTTTATTTTTTCAGAAGTAGCCACCTCTCTAGTGGTGATACGTAAAACTCCCTTAGACCTAGTAGAAGCTCCAATAGTTCTCGGACCCCTTACGTTCTTATTGGATACTCTTTTTGTTCCCCTTAAGGCTGAATAATTCTTGGGAAGCCGTAATTTAGTACCTGTATCTTTATTAACTACTGTAACCGTATCGTCTCCTGGTCCATCAGAGGTTAAGGCAGCCACATACGAAATAGGAATTACTACGTCAATAAAGCCCTCAAACGGAGGATTATCAGGAGCAACGAAAGTGTTCCAACTTAAAATAACATGAAGGTCCCCTGGATAAGTGAGAGGTTGGGTAGTATTCCATGGAAGGAGTGTAATTTTACCAGTGTAGGTATCAAAAATTACTTCAGGGTGAGCCGTACCTCCTGCATTAGAAGGCCAACAAACGCCTTCAGGA